TTCTTTCTTCACTTGTGTGTACAGCTGATAGACTAGCTCTTAATACAGCAAACACTTGATCTGTAGCATTGGATTCAGGGTTCATCTTTACTATAGTTGAATAAGTAGGCCACTTCATTTCAATGGTAATATTTGAATCTAACTCTATCATAAAGTTAGGTTCAACTACTTCTACTTTAAGATCATCAATATTAATTACTACTTCATTTTGTAATTCACAGTGCTCGCAATTAACTCCAACTTTAGATGTTTCACCTACTGATTTTGCTCTTAATTTAGTAAACATATACTCTACATCGAACGTAGTTAAAGAGTCTCTTTTTACTCCTCCTTCTATGCAGCTATCTAATGTATCTACAATAGCTCCAAGCATTTGAGAGTTTTCATTTGATTCCATAGCAATCATTAGTACTTTTTCTTCTTTTACAAGAAACGGTCTAAAACGAACGGTTTCATTTGTAGAAGGTATTACCATTTCATACTTTGGACTTGAATTAATCTTAGGTAGTGCCATAATTTACTCCATTATAATTATTGCCCAGCAGGACCTCTCACAGGTGATTTAGCTGGTCTAGCTCTCGGTCTTAAGCTAGTGTTTGGGGGTTTAGGATTATTATTTTTAACGGTTTTTCTGTTAGTGACTTTTTTCCAGTTTCTGTAAGATAGCTGTACACTTAGCTGTACTAAACCGTCTAATTCATTACTTAACTCAATACCGTTCATAGTAGTAGGAAAAGCATCCATTAAAAGCACTTCATACACCACAGCATCGTCGGTACGTAAATCAATATCAATATTAATACCGAAAAATCTGTCTATAGGAAAGTCAAAAGCTTTACCTTTTCTTAATTGAGCTATTCTTACATCTCTACAATAGTCTTTAGCATATTTTATTTCATGTGTATTTTGACTAATAGTACTTTCTTGCCAGTCTTCAAAGTATTGTTTTATTCTATAATCATTCATAACATTAAATGTAAGATTGACATCATCAGAAGCAAAGCCATTAGGCATCTTACGTCCTTTAATACCAATTAATCTCTCTTGGGTTAGGATCTGTCTACCAGGCATATTTACATTAGAGCAAAGAACGTTAAGATCGTTAGTGTCATACCTACCTCCTAAAGAAGGTAGAGTAACCATAAACTGATTAGCCATGGCAAAGCCATTCGCTCTTGAAGCTACAGCTTTTAATTGATTAATATTCATCTAAGCATCCTTCTTGAATCTGCATATACTTTACTACCACTTTGCTTCTGCCAATCAGCTAAAGGTAAGAACGTAGCAATCTCCCATTCAGGAGCTGGCACTACAGCAAACCTACTCTTTACATGAGATGTAAGATAGTGCTTAAAACATGGTTTAAAATATTTTGTTCGAGCAGAGTTCTTTAAATAATTATAGTTAACAGCAAATCTAGTCTTCTCATCATAGTATTTGTTATTAGTATTATCTAATAAAACATCTAAAAACTTAGCTCTTAAGATAGGAGGTAGGTAGTGTAGATTCATTCCATAGAAACCTCCTTCTGCTTTATCAACAATAATAGTTAAAGGAAAAGAGTCATAGTATGGCAGCTTGTCTTTTGTTTTTGGATTATAGAAGAACATAGCCATAGCACCAGGTTGAAAAGTACTCTTGAGCTCAATAGGCTCTTCTTTCATAATAGTATTACGATTGACACGACGAAGGGACTGAGCTTTCTTACGAAACCAGTCTCTTGATTCTGCTGTACGAGGAGTTATTCCTTTACGGAATGCTTCCATCTCTAGATTTTGAAATAAATTACTCATACCTCTATTTATGTCTTTTTTCTGACCTTTTTCTTACGAAAGGGTTTTAAAGGTTTTAACGTTTTTAGTCCGCCTTTTTTGCTTTGCTTAGGCATAATACCCATTTCAGTAAGAGTCTTTTCAGTCCATATCTGAAACTCCCAGCCTCTATCTTTAGCATACTCATTAGCAGCTTCCCACTTATTCATATTCTTAACATATGTCATTGCTTCGTTAATATAGCGTTTAGATTTGTCTGGACGTTTAGGAGGTTTAGTTTCTTTATCTGGCTTAACTTCAACAAGAATGGTTCTTCCATCTTTATACTTTATTTTAAGATCCATAAAGTATCGATGCATACGCTTATCTACATCCCAAAAGTATGGTATCACAACTTCTTCTGAGGACCAGTTCTTTACATTAGGATTACTATCACACCAAACAAAGCAATGTCTCTCCCACATAGAGCGATAAACTACCTTATCTGGGTCGCCCTTATACTTACTTCTATGTTTTACGAGATATTTTCCGGAATAAGCCATATAAATACTTTCAAAGTGTAACTACTATTTATTGGAATTATATATGGCAACCCTTCATCAGTTCCCTCTAGATAAAGAGGATGTAAAGTACGAAGCTAAGGTTACGTTTAATGCACGTAAGATAAAAGCATTCGATGTAGACTTCTTGTTTGATGCTGCTGGTCTTCCTACAAAGAATATTGAAACTGAAGAAGATTTTAGATCTTTTGATAGAAGATTAGAAGCTCAAAGGTTAAAAGAGTTTAACGCTACAAATCCTGATAAAGACACTGTACCAGGTACCAATCAACAATTTGAAGGAGGTTCCCAAGGTAAGGCTATTCTTTATCTACCTCAGGCTATACAAATTACAGATACAGCTCAATACGATAATATCGATCTTGGTATACTTGGAGCAGGTACTCAAGCAGGATTGCAGCAAGGAGGAGCTCTTTTACCTTCTCTTATGAGTAATGTAGCCGGGTCTGTTGGATCTATTGTAGATGCTATTACAGGAAGATCTCCTTTATCGCAAGATGTAGCAAGACTTGCAGTAAACAGAGCTGCTAAACTAATACCATCAGATCAAGTAAGAGGTGCAGTATCTTCTGCTACTAGAGTGGCAGTTAATCCCAATACTAGAGCTTTATTTAAAAGTGTCCCATTAAGAGAATTTACATTTAACTTTAAAATGATTCCAACATCTAAAGATGAAACTAAAGAGATAAAAGGTATTATTGACTTTTTTAGAACTAACCTTTATCCAGAGGTCATACCTCTTGGAGATATTAACGCTGGTTATAAATTTCCAAACGTGTTTGAAATAACTATGACATATACTAATAAAAAAGACCATCTCGCTACAAAGATATTACCTTCTTACATAAAGAGTTTTTCTGCTACATACAATTCAAGTAGCATGGGCTTTCTTGAAGGAGGTGACTTCTCTGAAGTAGACATTGCAATGTCCTTTGTAGAATCAAGCACTCTGCATAGAGATCTTATTAAGGAAGGTTACTAATGTCTTATTTCAATAAATTTCCAGTAGTAGATTATAATTTCGGAGATAATGAACCTGATATATTATTTAACAACATTTCTGCATATGTTGATATTATTGACCAGGTGAAGCAAGAAGTTGCTTTTTATGAAAAGTATACTATCCTTGATGGAGATAGACCAGACACTGTATCTCAAAAGCTTTATGATACTACAGATTATCATTGGACTTTTTTCTTAATGAATGATAAATTAAAAGAATCAGGTTGGCCTCTCCCAGAAAGAGAGATGAGAGAGCTAGTTAAGAAAAGATTTCCTCACCGAACAGTAGTTACAGAAGGTAATATTGCCTCTTTCTTTTTACCTGGTGTTCCAGTTATAGGGAAAACATCTGGAACTACAGGCAAAATAGTAGAGCGTAACTTAGATTTAGGTCAGTTAGTTATTGCATCAGATACTGTGGATGTTAACGGTAATAAAGATAACTTTGGAGCAACAGAGCAGATTGCGGCTGGTGCTACTGCAGAAGAGCAAGCGGTTAATGTTATAACAGCTATAGGTGAATCAGAGCAATATAATTCTGTGTTATATTATAAAAACTCTAGCGGGGATATTGTAGATATTGACACTTTTAATCAAAACACTTCAGGGTTAACTCCAGTAACTATTTTAGAAGATAACATAAACTATAATGATAAGCTTAAAGAGATTATTGTTATTAAACCAAAAGTAATTGATACAATTGTAAATGATTATTTTAGACTCTTGAGAGAATAATAATGTCAAACGCTCAAAGCCAATATATTATAGAGAGAGTATTATTCTATACTGATAGGTTTCCTGAATTCAGTCAAAATAATAACCCCAACTCTAAACCGATTGATATAAGAGGATCTGTAGCTGAACTTAACATATATGAAAGTTTAGAGCGTCCCTATCTAACTGCATCTATGACCTTTGTAGATGATACTAAACTAAAAAGTAAATTTGGAATTAAAGGTAGTGAAAAAATACAGATAGGATTACAGGCTAAAGAGTCTTCTAAACTATTTTTAAAAAACTTTATGATAACAGGATTAGCTTCTAATAAGTCTGTTAATGATAAAACAGAAGTGCATACTGTAACTCTGTTAGAGGAACATGCTTATCTTTCTAATATACAAAAAATAAGTAAGTCTTATAAAGGTCACCCTGAGTTAATTATATCAAACATTTTAAAATCAGAGCTTAATAAAGAAATATTTTTCTTTAGCCGAAATTCTTCTCAGCAAAGTCCAATGAGAGTTAACATCCCATACTGGAAACCTTTAGAAGCTGCTGATTGGTTAAGAGATCGAATGGCATACTCTAATGGTAGTCCGTATTTTTTATACTCTACCCTTCGTAATGATAACCTTGTCATGAACGATTTAGATACTCTAATGAGAGAAGATGCTTGGAATAAAGAAGATGCCTATACTTTTTCCCAAGCAGCTGCTATTACAGATCCTGGATCATCTAATTCTCCGGATAGACTTAGAAAAGAGTTATTTCATATAAAAAGTTTTACAGCTACAAGTGTTGAAAGCACATTGAGGTTAGCTGAAGGAGGAGCAATTGGTAGTCATTTTAACGTTCATGATTTAACTTCAGGAACTACTTCTGCAGAGAGCTTTCATAGTGCTAATGAAACTCTAAATAAATTTGTACAGAGTATAGACACAGGAGCAGATATTGAATCCTCTCTAGGGTATGATAACACTTTAATGATGGGACCTACAGAGAAGAGAGAGATAAACATTTCATCATTTCCTTCTAAGATTTTTAGTAGTATTGTAACTTCGAGACAGCATTATGAAGAAGACGGTAAAACTCCGTTAGCGGGTTATCATGATGAACCAAAACAATCAGCTCTTTACAAGTTAAAAATTAAATCAGCTTCATTAAGAGCAATCTTAATGAACAATGTGTATCAGATTAATGTAACAGGCATACCTTATTTGGCTAGTGATGGTATAGGAGTAGGGACAAACATTCAAGTTCATTATCCTGAATCAACTATGGTTAGTAAAGGAAGTAATCAACTAGATAAAGACAAGTCTGGAAAATTTCTTATTTATAGAACTAGACATAAATTTACAGAAGGTATTCATGATACAATTATGGACATTGTAAAGCTTACGGATAAAACCAAATGAGAACTATTAATACAGAATATTACGGGGATGATACGAGATGGTTTATAGGAGTCATTCGATCAATAGATGATCCTGATAGATTAGGTAGAGTGCGAGTAAGAATATTTGGCATTCATAATAATCGCACAGATCTTATTGCAGATACAGATCTACCATGGGCTAATGTTGTGCTTCCTGTAACAGATGGAGGTACATCTCAGGTAACACAGCCAATAGGTATTCAGGTTGGAGCTCAGGTGTTTGGTATTTTTATGGATGGACAACATTCTCAAACTCCTTTAGTTATAGGTTCTATACCTCATAACCCTGCTTTTAGAGTTGCATTTGATGGCCCTGAAGATACTTATGTACCAACCACTCAATCATCTGAATCTTATCAGTACCTAGTAGGAGATCAGATTAGTCAGGCAATGAGGTTAAGATTAGAAGAAGCAGGAGCGAGACCTAATGGGCAGTTCTTAGATCAAGATCAGGCTAATGAGTTAAACGGACTGACTGCTGGTTCAGGTGATATTAATATAGAGCTAGTAGGTAGTGGTAGAAAAGAGCAGATCTTTAATTACCTTAAAGGATACTTTCAAAAAAGAGGTCATAATAACCCTGGATTTATAGCTGCAGCTTTTGTAGGTAATTTTATGCACGAGGCTGGTCCTAGGTTGGAACCTAATACTAATGAAGATCAACCTGCTGTGTCAGGTAGTAGAGGAGGGTATGGACTAGCTCAATGGACTGGAAAAAGAAGAAGAGTTCCGCTAGAAGAGTATGCTCTTAAACACAACGCATATGTTGGAAGCTTAGCTTTGCAATTATCTTTTGTTACTCATGAATTAGAAGGTAGTATGTCATTTGTATTTTCTTATTTAAAAGATGATCAGACTCTGGAGTCAGCTACTGAAACAGTATTCTCTCAATATGAGAACCCTCAGACCTCTGTTGACTTTATGAGGGAGAGAGCTGATGTAAGTAACTACAGAACATACATAAGAGCAGGTGGGATTAAAACTTATGAGAAGAGACGTTCAGGACAAAGTCTTGCATTAAAATCTTATAAGCAAGAATACCTCCAAAGACTAGCCGACTCAAAAGCAGTATATACGGAGTTTAGTGGATAATGACAAGTTTAAATTTAATTAATAATAAGTTAAAAAGTTTAGGTATATCATCTGGATTTTCCGACTTAGTATCTTCCACTTCTAATATTGCGTCTTCTATACAAGCTTTAAACTCCTCAAGTTTAGGGGGGACATTAAATGAAACTATTAGTGGGGTTCAAGCCTTAAATACAGCTTCCGATCCTAAAAAGGGAATGGCTATTCTAACCGAAAACCTACCTGGGCTACAAAGTCAGGTAGTTAAAGATGTAAGTTCGTCACAAACAGCTCTAAACGCTATAACTGGGGCAGCTGTAGCAGATGGATTTTTAGATGCTGTTATTACTAACCCTACAGCTGAAGGAGTAAAG